CGGCTTGCCTATCACGAAACCTACCACATCCTGACCGGCCTTTCCCCAAATCCGGCGGAACCAGGCACTTTCACGCCCATGGCGAACAATACGCCAACGCTGAGGAGAACGCTCGCCATCGACGAGCTGGTGCTCGCCGTCGCGCGGGGCCGCGCCGATTCCAGCCTGGCGCTTGCCTTGCGCTATCTGCGCGGCCGAACCAGCCAGTTCGCGATTGCGGAGACGACAAGCCTCAAGGGACAGCCCCTGGCCCTAGCCGCGGCGATCGCTTCCAGTATCATGATGGGCGTATTGCACCGGACAATCCACGAAACCGACGAAATAGCCGCCGACATCCGCCAGGCCGTGCATCAGGACATGCTGCGCCGCCTGGTCGCCGGAGGCCGCTCCGACCCCTCGTAAAAATCCGATCGGGCGGGGTTCGGCGCTTTTGTGGCGGCCAAGACCTTACCGTGTCGATTTGCCTGGATGCTGGAGCGGGTAGCGGGGATCGAACCCGCATCACAAGCTTGGAAGGCTAGTGCTCTACCATTGAGCTATACCCGCTTTTCAACGACTTAGGGCCGCTGACGTCTAGCGTTTTACAGAGCGTTTTACAGCGGCCTGTGCGAGACGTTCGCCCAGTGCCACGACAATGGCCGCGTCGTCAACATAGTGCGCGCGAATTTCTGCTACCTGTTCGGGGCTCCAGCCCATCAGATTGCCGATTTCCTTGTCGGTTAGGTTGAGGCCCGGCGCGGTCATCAGCTTGGTGGCGTAGGTGCCGCGAATGTCGTGCAGGTGCTTCCACCGCTTTTCCCCGTCGCCATCGACGTGGTGCAGGTCTGTCTCCCGAATCGCCTTGCCGAACGCGCCGGAGAGGCCATTGCCCGACCAGGCCGTCCCATGGCTCGTCACCAGAACGGTTTCGACGCCCGGCTTGCGCTTGCGCGCGCTTAGATCGTTCAGCAACTGCTGGAGCGATGGCAGGATCGGCATGACGACGCGACGGCGCTTGCCCCGGCTCTTCTTGCGCGCGATCCGGCTGATGGCGACGTCGCCGATTTCGGCCCAGGTGAGGCCGATCAGGTCTGCGCGTCGCAGGCCAGTGTGGGCGGCCAGCGCGGCAACGTCGCGCAGCGCCTGGTTGACCTTGTCATGGCTGTTCCAGGTGGCGAAGTCGGCATCGGTCCAGATGATCTCCGCGCGCTGGGCGCTGCGGTAGAGCGTCGGGATACCAGCGGCGATGTTGACGGTCAGCTGGCCGCGCAGGCGGCCGAATTCGAGCAGGCGCGCGAGCTGGGCAACGGCGATGTCGGCGGCGCGCGGTGTTTGCGCCATGGCGTCGCGCCATTTTACGACCTGCGTCACCATGCGCGGGTCACACCAGAGGCGCAGCGGCACGTCCGTCCACTTCTTTTCAATCTTGTCGAGTGCCCTGCCCCATGTGTCACGGGTCGACGCCTCCAGCGCCTTCCATTCCGGGCTGCTGCGGTAGGCCATGGCGAGGCCACCGATCGTGTCCTTGGGCACGGGCCGGGCCGCCTCCAACGCGGCGGCGATCGCCTTCACATCATCCTGGGTGATAGTGGGCTTTTCGCCGCCCTCGACCGTGCGGATGCGCGGCCCACCACGCCATGCGTAGATATAATGGCGCACCGGCTTGCCCGGCTTGCGCGACGTGACGATGTGGACGCCCTCTACCCCAGTTTGCCGCTTTGCAGCCATTCCTCAAACTCATCCTTGGGCGCGGCGGTCGGAATCGTCGCGCGGTCGAAAATGCGGATCGTGCCGTCCGGGCATATCTCAAGCCCGCCGGGGTTGATACCCATGGCCTCGGCCGCTTCCCTGGCATGGCGAATCGCCACCTTGCCGGGATAGTCGGCCTTTGCGCGCTGTCGGCGGCGGGGCATGGCGTGTGCGGTCATGCCGCCGCCCTTCGCAGACGCGTCGCGCGGACATGCGCATCGACATAGTGGGCGATGCCGGGGCGGTCGCTATCCGGCAGATCGCGGCGATACCAGTCGCGAAGGTCGGCCATGGTCCAGTAGCGATCCCATGCCTCAACGAAGGGTGCGGCCGCATCACCATAGCGATCAAGGATCGCGGCGACGGCCATGTCCTGTTGCCATGCCTCGCGCACGCCCGTGTCGGCCCGCGCAAAGGCGCGGCGCATGGCGCGTTCGGCGCGGCGGGCGCTTTCCTCCAGTGCGGCGACCTTTTCGTCCAGCGTCGCCGGCGGGGCGTCGATCCGCTCCAGCGTCACGACCCAGCGCCAGTCCTCCGCTATGGCGCGCCAGACACGGATTTCCGCATTGGCCTGATCGGCCGAGAGCTTACCGCGTTCGACCAGCGCCGGATATTGCGCCTGGCGGCGTTCCACGGCGGCGGCCGCTTCGCGTGCGAGCGTTGCGTAGCGATCGAGGCCGGTCATGAGCCCACCATGTCCCTGAAAAGTATCGGCTCGACTGAACCGTCCTGATTGACGCGATCGAGCCATTTCGCCGCGTTGGGTTCCGATCCGTCCCATTTGTCGGGAAAGGTGCGCGCGGCGATCAGTTCGCGAATGCGCGCCTCTTCCTCGGCATTGATGAGGTCGACCTGCGCGCGAGACTGGATTTCGAGGATCTTTGCCAAGGCGGTCGCGCGCGCCTCCAGCGTCAGCGGCCCCATGCGCTGCGGGTTCTTCGCCAACGATCCATCCTTGAGCGTTTCCGCGCCTGCCTTGCGCAGCCGCTGGGCAGGCTCACGCATCCAACGGTAGAGCGGCTTCAACTCCTTCAGCGGCGCGAGGTGGGCCCATTCGGCCGTGCCGACCAGATGGTCGAGCGCGGTGTCCTTTACGGCCAGGGGACAACCGATGCAGCCGGTCCGCGCATTGATCTCTTCCGCATCGTCGCCGCCATATGCATCGGCAAGGATCCGCACCGGCCACCCGCCGAAAGCCGGCTGGGGCGCATACACCTTTAGCCAGTCCCACACGATGCAGACCCGCCAATGCAGGATCGGCGCGAGCGTGGCGATGCGGCCGCGCACGCCGCGGCTTTCCGGCAGTGCCTGCTGATACCAGCCCTGCCCGCACTCCGCGCCATCCTTGGAACAAGACATTTCGATCCGCCCGTCGCGCACGGCGCTCTCGCCTTGACGAACGCCAGTGATCATGAGCGCCGTTCCCGGCAGATCGGCTATGGCAGCCGCCAACGCCTCGGCCATCGGCTCCACCTTGATCTGGCGCGTGCACCAACGGAGCGTATTGTTATTCGGCGGGGGGACGCCCCGACCTAAAATGTAGACCATGAAGCGCTTGTCGAGGGGCGCGCGGACCACGACGACTTCGATCCAGTCCCGCAGGCGCAGCAAGACCATGACTTGCTCAGCCGCGATTTGAATGGGTGGCAGCTCCTGCCGTGTGTCGGCATAGAAAACGAAGAGCCGCGCGGGTCGGGGAAGCTCGCCCGCTTCGATCAGGTGGATCATGAGGGTCAGCGTAGCGGTGCTGTCTTTGCCGCCGGACCAGGCGATGGCGACATGGTCGTGGCGATCCCAATAGGCGCGCAGGCTCTGAAGCGTCAGCTCGATCGCTTCCTCCGACACCATGCGCGCGCCAGCGGCGAAAAGGTTGTCGATAGCGGTCATGCCGCAATCCTCTCCGCTTCGTCGTCGTTCGTGACACCCCCGCTGGGCAGCATTTCAGGAATCATGCTTCGCCTCCAACGATTGCGCGGGCCATGGCGGCGGTTTCGCGAATGTCGTTCCAGCCATCGGGCCCATTGAGATAGTCCAAATCGTCTGCGTCATCGTCGACCGCGCGGACCCACTCGACAACGCGGCGGGCGATCAATTCCAGTTGTCGGATGCGATCGTCGCTCACAGCGACAGCCTCCGTTCGATCAGGTCGGCGGGCAGGCCGGTTAGGCGCTCCAGTTCGGCGCGAAAGGCGTCGCGGGCGATGGACTGGTTTTCCAGCTGCTGGTCATATTGGCCGAGCAGGTCCGGCGCGGAGCCGTCGCGCTGGCACGCGAGGCGCGCGGCGATCGAATTGACCTGGCCGCTCACCATTTCGAGGTGGAGCCCGGCAAGGCCGAGGCTGGAGAGATGGGCGCGGGACGCGCGGGGGGCGGCGCCGATCATGCCCAGATCGCCCAGGCGAAGAGCGCGACCGACAGGGTGAGCGCTGCGATCGACACGAGCATGTAGAGAAAAGCGGTCGCTTCAGCCTGCAGCGACCGGTCAATCGCCGCCTGCTGTTCGGGAGAGAAATCGGAATAGGGCATGGGTGCCTCCTGTCTGATGACGAGAGGCGATGTATGCGATTATCGGAACTTGCGCAAGTATTAACTTGCGATATTCGGAAGTCAGTCCGGCCATTCCTCGTCAGGCCACCAGTCGGCATCTTCCGAACCGGGCGGCGGCCAGTCCGAAGGATGATGATCAGCAGTCGTCGGCAGGGTCGGTTCCGATCCGTCTAGGTGGGCGCGGATGGTCGCGCCCCATTGTTCCGGTTGCTGAAAGATGGCGCGGACGGGGTTGCGGCGCATGGCCGTGTTGATCATCGGGGCGCGTTCGGCACGGATATAGCCGATCTGGATGCCGCGCGCGGAATAGACCGCGATGGCATTAGAATCGAACGGGTTCTTGGGTTCGGGCCGCAACTCGACCGTCTCCCCCGGTTCGCACATGGCGATCTCGAACCGGCGGCCGGGACCGCGCTTGTTGGGATGATCGGCACCCACGACGGCCAGCGACAGTCGCTTCATCCCCCAGCGACCATCAATGCCGTCGGGCGGACCAGATCACGCGGCCCAATATCCGCACGTCCTCGACCGGATATTCATGGCTGCCAACGGTGGGGTTGTCGGAGATGACCAGCACGCGATCAGCGGAAACCCGCCGGAGACGCTTCACGGCACCCTGGCCATAGATGCTGATCGCCCAAATCTTGTCCATAGCATTCAACACGGTCTGTGTGGTGTCGAAGATCACCATGTCCTCGTTGAGCAGGGTCGGCATCATGCTGTCACCCACGCCCTGCCCGACGATCAGGCGATAGGCTGGCGCCCGACTGATGCGCCGGAGTAAGGCTGCGTCAAATTCGAAAACGCCTTCCTCATAATAATCTTCCAGCGTCGTCCCGTCGCCCATGGATAAGCTGAGATCAAGATGTCGGAGCGGAACCGATCCGTCCTCGGACTTGAGGATTGGCTGGATGTCCGACTGCGCGCGCGGCATTTCGGATAGCGTCGACTCCTGCTGTTCCAGCCAGTCACGAGCAGCCAGCAACTCAGGACCTTTGAACTGACGCTCGCCGATCTTCGTTTTGGAGAGCTTATTTTCCTCTATGCCGATCGCAGCCGCCAAGTGCCGCTGCTTCAGCCCGAGAGCTTCAAGACGACGAAAAACGTCTGCGGTTTCGGGGCGGAGCGTGGCGTAAGGGTCCATGCGGCTATTGAGCCTGCGCTTCCGACTATCGCAATCGCGATTATCGCAAGTTTCCTCTTGCGATAAACTTCCGATTATCGCATATGTCGGCGCATGAGCACTGAAGCTGACATGATCATCGACGGGCTGGGCGGCACGAGTGCCGTCGCCAAGCTGATGAGCGCGCCAATTTCCACGGTCCATAGCTGGCGGAAAAACGGCATACCTCCATCGCGTCTTGCGCATTTGAAGTTGGTGGCAGCAGCCGAAAAGCTGCGGTGGCCTCTCCATATCGCCACTGGTGATGCCGCGTCATCCGGTAAACCCAACGACTTTACCGCAGCGCAGCAGAGCGAGGCGGCCTGATGTCGCGAAGCGCCACCCTCTCCCCCGACCAACAGTCGCTGAAGGCCGCGTTCAAGGCGCTGGCCAAGGCGTTTGGCGGGCAAGTCGCGGTTGAGGCCGAAACCGGCGTCCGGCAGCAGGAAATCAGCGATTTCGGTCTGCCCAACGTCGCGCGGTTCGCGCCGATCGACCTGATCGACCATCTGGAGGATTGCACGCATGGCGCCGCCGGATGGCCGCACATCACCAGCTGGCTATGTCGCCGGCGCGGCGGCGTGTTCGTGCCGTTGCCGCAGGGGTCGAACGATGCCGACGGGATGATGCGCACGGTCGCCGAGATGGCTGCCGAGTTTGGCGACGTGTCGCGGGCGGTCGCCGATGCGGTGTGCCCCAACGGCCCGGATGGCGAGGAAGTCAATCCGACCGAAGCGCGCCTGGCGCTCGATGCGCTCGACGATCTGGACCGGGTGTCGGCGCAGCTGCGCCTGAAATTAATCGAAAAGTTGAAGGGAGAGACGGCATGATCGACCTATCGGGTTTCCGCCCGTTCAGCCTGCGCGCGTTCGACAGCGCATTGACGCCGGGCATCCATGGCCCCGAGCAGCTGATCGTCGCATGCCAGATCAAGCATCTGGGCTTCGTCGACGGGCATCCGTCGAGCGAAGGCGCGCGGGCGCTGGCGGCATGGCTGCTGGCGCATCGCGAGACGATCGACGCCGTGCCGCGCGCGGGCGGCCATGTGCTGAATAGCGGATCGACGATCGAGCGCATCCTTGCCGGCGACATCGTGCCGGAAGAGGCGTTCGCGGCGGAGGTCGCGCGGATGACCGAGGGCGCGGTGCTGCCCGAGATGTTCGAGCGGGCCGCGCCTGCATATGAGACACCGGACGCGGACGGGGTGACGCCCCCCTGCCCCCAAGCGGACGGGAAGGCGCCGGAGGCGGAGGCGGTTATCCCCTGTTCGCTTCCGTGTCCGGCGCCTTCATCGCATCAGGCGCTCCCCGAAATGGGCGGCCTGGGCGGGGCGTTGCCACCGGGGCGGCTGTTTGTGCCGATCGCGGACAGCCGCTTTGGCGAAGGCTTCGTCCTGACCGGGTGCGGCATCGCGCTGAACCTTGACGAAAGCACGGCGGCGGCGATGCGCGCGGCGATCGACGCGGGGCTGGATCATCTGCGCGCGCGGCGTGGTGCGACCGTGGCGAAGGCGGGCGACAATTTGCGGCAGGTGGCGGCATGATGGTGCGCAAAACCATGGTGGCCGCC